GTGGCGAAGAGGTGGTTTCCGTGGGGGTCTCTGCTACCGTCTCAGCAGGAGCCTCAACGGCAACTTCGCTCGGAGCCTCGACAGGGGCTTCAATGGGCGTCTCCACCGCAGCCTCGATCTCGGCCTCGGCGCTAAATTCTTCCGCCTGCTGCGTAGCGGAACTCGGTGCTATGGGCTCGATAACTGGAGCCGTCGGCGCTTCCGGCGGCGGAGGTGCCACAGAAGGGGCTGGAATGGCGCTAACTGAAGTCGCGGTATCCGTGACCACCGGAACTGCGACCGCAGGAGGTGGGGCTTCCACGGTCGGAGTGGTAAGCGTGGAAGTCGTCAGCGTTGGAAGGGCGGGCGTCGTTTCCACCAATGTCGCCACGGCCACGGTCTCTGCCTCTGGCGTCACGGTCTCGGCGATGATGTCCTGCGTCTCCGTCTCAAGCTGATCGGATATTGTCGCCAGCACTTCTTCCTGCACCAACGCGGTCTGGTAATCGATCGTCAGGCTCGGGCTGCTGAACTGCGGGCCAAAGAACCCGCTCGGAAACCCTGCGTCTATGCCAAAAAGCTCGTAAACCCCGGTCAACACCCCGTAGTCGTTGGCCGCCACCACGTCCGAGAAAGTGAAGTTACGCAGCCCGGAGAAGTCCAACTCCTCTTCGTGCGAGAAACTCTCCACCGCCGTGTTGCCGTCCGAGAGCGTGATCGACAGCTTGAAGATATCCCGGCAGTCGCTGGCCTGCGTGATGTTCTCACAGGTCGCGAGCATGGAATTGCTGGGATGGCTGTTGACGGTAATGGCGGAATTGAGGGTGAAGCCCTGCCGCAATTCGGCCTCGGTCAGCGGTACATCGAACGATGACGTATAAGTCCCACCACCGCCGGATGTGCCGGACGTGCAATATGCTCCAGCACTGCACCCTGAACCGGTGCCAAACGAGGTACTGCCGGATGTCGTGAACTCCGACATCGCCGGCACAAGATTATTGGTCGTGAGTTCCTCCGCGCCTGCGGAGTTGTACATCTTGCCGAGGGCGGCAAGCAGCAGAATACCAACCAGAAAAAGTTTCTCGATGGTGTTCATTCCACATATTCCAGGCTGTCGTCAGGAGCTTCCAGGGGAGGAGAATAGGGACGCTCTGCCCTGGCCTTCTCAAGTGCGCTTCGCCGCAGCTTGGTCCCCTCGGGAGATTCGGTGGGATTTTCCAGCCAGAGTTTCTTGGCCTCGGTGCCGATCTTCCCGTCGTATGGACACGGCGTACCCGCCGACATCATCGAATCGAACACCCGTGCGTCCTGGCACAGGAGCGACACCGCCGCCACCTTCAACCCGGCACCGTACAAGGTGCGGCTCAGTTTCAGGATTTCGCAGTTCTTGTCCCTGACGGCACCGCCGCCGGAAACACCAAAAAGTGATGTCTGAACAGCGCCGCTGACACCCGTCACGCATACGTCGGAGTTGTTCACGATGACGGAGGGACTGCTGGCGGTTGCCGCCGTCGTCGCCTTGTCGATAACCGTGTTCGTCCCGGTCGTTGCCACCGTGTTGGAGCTGCTGGAGACGGTGTTCGAGCTGCTGGAAACCGTATTCGATGACGAACTGATCGTGTTGCTGATGGTGGAGTTCGTGACCGTATCGGTGGCAAATGCCACGGGCGCGCACAATAGCCCGATTACAATCGGTGCGGCCCAACTCAATCGGGCGTAAGAAATGCCGGTCATCGCCTGCGCGTGTTGGATGCAAGCGCGCTGCTGTAAAGCGACGAGGCGTTGGTGGCGGGGATGGTGTCTCGGCGCGGGGGCTGTCCCAGACGATGCGCCTCGACGGCAATCGGGCAGTCCTCAAACCATCCACGGCAATTTTCCAGGGCCTCTCGATACGCTGCTTCGCCTTTGGCGTTGCGCATACTTGTGATGATTTCAGCCTGCGTGCGCCCGACGATGTAGGCGTCTTCGCGCAACCGTGATGGCCGAAAGGAATCGGATGGCCCTGTTCTGCGAGTGGTCATGTCGTCGCACCCTGATGCTGTTGCTACCACAATATGGTCGCTATATCACGCAGTGATTGCCCGCCCAGTGTGTTTTGGGATATAGAAATCTCATGGATGATAATTTATCCATCGACGGCGATGATTGGGTGCCCGAGCCCGAGGAGAACCCCAAGAAGGCGCTGCGCCCCTATCACAAGCCGACCGAAAAGACCCGTCAGGTCGTCCTGTCAGCGGTCGGTATGGGGATGGATCAGGTCGCTATCGCTAAGTTATTGGATATAAACCCGAAAACGCTGCGGAAGTTCTACCGGCGAGAGCTGGACACTGGAGCCGCGAGAGCCAATCTCAGTGTGGCGAAATCCCTCTACGGGCGCGCGACCTCGGGCAAAGACACGATTGCGTCGATATTTTGGCTTAAGGCCCGAGCCGGATGGGTCGACACCGTGAAGAACGTGCATGAAGGATTGCCGGAAAACATCACGGTCACGTTTGCTTTAGATCCGCCCAAAACCGAACCGGAAGTTATCGACGTAACGCCACCCAAAGAAATCGATAATGCAGATTAGCACTGTGGATATTGGCGCTGTAATTCCGTATGCGCGCAATCCCCGACGCAATGATGCGGCGATTTCCAAGGTAGCGGCCTCCCTTAAAGAATTTGGTTGGCGTCAGCCGATAGTGGTCGACGATCAGATGGTGGTCGTGGCGGGGCACACGCGCTTGGAAGCGGCGCGCACCCTGAGTATGGAAGAGGTGCCCATCCATATCGCCACCGGCCTGACTCCCGAACAGATCAAAGCATACCGGCTGGCGGACAACCGCGTGGGGCAAGAGGCCAAATGGGACGAGGAGTTGCTGCGTCTGGAGTTGGGCGAGCTGGAGGGCATGGATTTCGCCCTTGATCTGACCGGATTTGACTCCGACGAGCTTCTGGAATTGATGGCCGATCCATTTGAAGAGGGCGAGACCGACCCCGATGAAGTACCGGAACCGCCAGAAGAGCCGGTCACCAAGCCGGGTGATTTATGGGTACTGGGGCAGCATCGTCTGCTATGCGGCGACAGCACGAACGCGGACGACGTGGCCAAGTGCCTGAATGGCGTCGAACCGCACCTGATGGTGACGGACCCGCCTTATGGCGTGGAGTACGACCCTGCGTGGCGCGCGGAGGCAGGGGTTAATAAAAACACGAAAAAGATGGGCGTTGTGCGAAATGACGACAGGGCCGATTGGCGCGAAGCCTGGGCGCTATTTCCCGGCGATGTAGCCTATGTCTGGCATGGCGGACTGCACGCTGGGACAGTCGCCGAAAGCCTAACGGGGTGTGGGTTTTCGATTAGGTCGCAGATTATTTGGTCGAAAGACAGGTTTGCTCTCTCCCGCGGGCATTATCACTGGCAGCACGAACCTTGCTGGTATGCCGCTCGCGGAACGGCGAGCTGGGGCGGCGACAGGAAGCAATCAACTGTTTGGAACATCCCGGCCCGTGACGATGGCGGCATTGGCCACGGCACCCAGAAGCCCGTCGAGTGCATGAAGCGGCCCATCGAAAATAACTCAAGCATCGGGCAGGCAGTCTATGACCCGTTTTTGGGGTCTGGCACCACAATCATTGCCGCCGAGATGACGCGCCGCATGTGTCACGGCCTTGAGCTATCGCCGCAGTACTGCGACGTGATCGTGCAGCGGTGGGAGAACTTCACTGGGAGGAAAGCAGCTCTTTCGTCCTCAAACGGCATGGGTTCGTGACTTCCGTCGAGATCAAAATACCATATACGCCACGGCCCCAGCAGCTTGCGCTTCATCGTAATGCTGCGCGTTTCAAGATTTGCGTAAGTCATCGCCGATGGGGCAAGTCGGTTTACGCCGTCACCGAATTGCTGCGGCAAGCCCTGGAAATCAAGACCGAGCGCAGTGACGGGCGATTCATGTATCTAGCGCCCTATTACCGGCAGGCCAAGCAGGTCGCCTGGGATTATCTTTGTTACTACGCGCGCGACATCCCCGGAACCAAGATCAATCAGTCGGAATTACGGGTCGATCTTTTGAACGGAAGCCGCATCCGGCTGGCTGGCGCGGGCGACGACCCGGACGCCTTGCGCGGCATTTATCTCGATATGTGCGTCCTAGACGAATATGCCGACATGAGCCCCCGCGTCTGGTCAGAGATAATTCGTCCCGCTTTGGTGGACCGCAAGGGCGCGGCCATATTCATCGGCACCCCCAAGGGACGCAACCATTTCTGGCGACTGTACGAGGATGTCGCCGACGATCCCGAATGGCATCGCGCCATTTATCGCGCGTCGGAAACCAAGGTTCTGGACCCGGCAGAACTGGCAGCGGCGAAGCGAGAAATGGGCGACGACGAATTTCTACAGGAATTTGAATGCTCGTGGACCGCTGCGATCAAGGGCAGCTATTACGGCGGCGTCATCGACGATGCGGAAAAAGAGGGCCGGATCTGCCGCGTCGAGCATGACCCGGCAATTCCGGTTCATGTCGCCTGGGATCTTGGCATCTCGGATAGCTGCGTTCTGTGGTTCTTCCAGGTCACCTTGGGCGAGGTGCGGATCATCGACTACTACGAACACAATAACGTGCCGCTGGGCCATTACGTCAAAATCATGGAAGAAAAAGGCTACTGGTACGGCGACGACTGGCTCCCCCATGACGCCAGGGTGCGTGAACTTGGCACCGGCAGAACCCGCGCCGAAACGCTGGTGAACATGGGGCGGCGTCCCCGAATCGTGCCAAATCACAAAATTGCAGATGGGATCAACGCCGGACGGCTTCTGCTTCAGCACTGCTATTTTGACGAACTGAATTGCGAGCAGGGCTTGAACGCGCTGCGGTCCTACCAGCGCGAATGGGATGATACCAAGCGCGTCTTCCGCAAGACTCCGCTGCATAACTGGGCATCGCACGCCGCCGATGCGTTCAGATATTTGGCCATGGCGTACCGTAATCTGAAGCCCAAAGAGCCCGAAACGGATTGGCAGGAGGAGATGTTGAAGAAACCGACTCTTGACGATCTTTGGGAAATGCACGAATTTGATCAGCGCAATCATGCGGAGCCACGAATCTGATGGCTATTGATTATGAAGTCGCCGACTACACATTCGCCGAAAGCGATGCCCCGGCGATGGCGAATGCCTTGATGGCAAAGGTCACCATCGAAACAACCGAGACGCCGCAGGACTACTCCGGTGTTCCGGTGAAACGTAAGACCGTCGAAAAAATTCCGTTACCCTCTGTTGCACCGCCACCATTGATGCCCGGACCAGCACCCATGATGGTGGCAACGATGCCGCCCGGTATTGCTGAGTTGAACCCGTATCCATCTTTGCCTCCCGGAGCGGGAAACGCAGGCATGGTTTTACCCCCCGCCATGCCTGGGGCGGGAGCCCAACCAATGCCGGGCGGCGGGTCGTTGGGGATACAAGCCGCCGAGCAGGCCATGATGAATCAAATGCCCGCTTTTTAGGGGGCGATGTTTGAATGAACCAACCGTTTTGGAAAACCAAAACGCTGGAGGAGATGACCCAGAAGGAATGGGAATCGCTGTGCGATGGATGCGGTAAGTGCTGCATGGTGAAGTTCCGCGACACGCAAACCGGGGCTTTGGTCTACGCGGACCTTGCCTGTTCGTTGCTGGACCGTCAGACCATTCGATGCACCGACTACGAAAACCGGCATAAGCGGGTCGCGGCTTGTGTCAAGCTGACGCCTGAAATCGTGCGTCAGATCGATTGGCTTCCAGAAAGCTGCGCCTATGCGCAACTGGCCCGTGGCGATGACCTGGAATGGTGGCACCCGCTGCGAACGGGAAACACGGACGCAATGCACGACCTCGGTATTTCCGCCCGAGGCAAGATCGACGGGGCGAGCATAGCCAATGGCTGAAAACGAAACACGGCAGGAACAGGAAAAACTCCTAGGCCCGGCGCTTTTCTGGCAAAACGAACTGGAAAAGGCGGACCAGTTCGAGCGCGATTGGCGTGATCGCGGGATGCGCGTTGTGGAGCGGTATCGTGACGAGCGCGGCGCATCTTCGGCCATTATCGGATCGATGAACAGTCGCTACAACATTCTATGGGCGAACACGGAAACCCTGAAGGGCGCGCTTTTCGCGCGCATGGCCCAACCCGACGTTCGCCGGCGTTTCCCCGATCCCAATCCGGCAGCGCGTCAGGTCGCTATTTTGCTTGAGCGGGCGATTTCCTACGATCTCGATATTTATGATTCCAGCAGACCTATCGCCTCGGCGCTGGAGGATTATCTGTTGCCCGGTCGCGGCGTTGTGTGGGTGGTCTACGAGCCCATCATCGTCAAGGAAAAAATCAAGATCGAGATCAAGGGCGACGATACTTCCATCAAGGAAGAAGAAGAAATCGAGCGGCTTGGCGATCAGCGTTGTCGGTTCGAGTATGTTCACTGGCAGGACTACCGGGAGAGCCCGAGCCGACGCCCGGAGGATGTGACCTGGAGAGCCCGCCGGCACCTTTACACCCGTGACGATCTGGTCGGACGCGGATTCAAGGACGCTCACGAAATTCCACTCAACTGGATGCCGGATTCGGAAGACGACGCCGATTTCGCGGAGATCTACAACCGCGCCGAGGTCTGGGAAATCTGGTGCAAGGTCACCCGGAAGCGCCTTTTCGTCGCTACTGGATACAAGGACGTTCTGGCTCAAGATGATGATCCGTATGAGTTGGAGGGATTTTTCCCCACGCCAACGCCTTTGATCGCGGTGCGGACCAACAATACCTCGGTTCCCGTGCCGGAATTCACGCTCTATCAGGATCAGGCCGACGAGTTGGACCGCGTTACCAGCCGGATCACATATCTAATCGAGGGGTTGAAACGTCGCGGCGTTTACGACGCATCGGTTCCAGAACTGGCTCACCTTGCGACCGCTGGCGACAATGATTTCGTGCCATCGGAGAATTTCGCCACTCTTGCGCAAAAAGGTGGACTGGCAGGAGCGTTCCAGACGGAAGATATATCCGTCGTTTCGGCGGTTTTGGCCGGTCTGTACACCCAGCGCGGGCAGGTTCTGCAAGTTATCTACGATGTCACCGGGATCTCGGACATCATCCGAGGCGGGGGCACCAGGGCATCGGAGACCGCGACCGCGCAGCAACTCAAGGCGCAGTACGGATCAATGCGGCTGCGTCGTCGCCAGGACGATATTCAAAAATACATTCGTGATTTGTTCCGCATAAAGGCAGAACTGATCGCGGAGAACTACGAGCCGGAAATTCTGGAGCGCATGACCGGCATCGAAGTGACGGACGAGATGATCGAGATCATGCGCAACGATAAATTGCGCCAGTATCAGATCGACGTTGAAACAGACAGTACCGTTTTCGCCGACGAGGAAGAAGTAAAGCGCACGCGGGTCGAGTTCGCCAACGTGCTTGGCGGGTATCTAATCAAAGCCGTCGAGGCGACCCAGGCAGCTCCAGAAATCACGCCGATTGCGTTCGAGATATTGAAGTTTGTTGCCGGCGCATGGAAAATCGGGCGCAATTTCGAGGACGTGCTTGATCAGACTGAAAGCGAAGTCATGCAACAGCTTCAGGCGCTGCGCCAGCAACCGCCGCAGCCCTCGCCGGAAGAACAAGTCCAGCAACAGAAAATCATGGCCGAGCTGGAGCGCGAGAAGCTGAAGCAAGAGGGCAAGCTCACCGATATTGCATCGCGTGAACGCACCGAAGCCGCCAAGATCCAAGAGGAAAGCCGCGCATCGAGCGAACGAGTGCGGTCGAAGGAAGATTTGGCGATGCTCGACGCCGAGTTGCGGATGGCAGAGCGAAACCGTGACATATAGAACGAACTACCAACAGATAAAATGGTCGCCCCGAGCGTCGAGGCGAGGTCTGTCAAATGCTGCGGATAAACCCTTTCGCAGTGGATTGACGATCATTCACGAGATCGATTCTTTTTTGAGTCCGATTGATGGCAGTGTAATTGGAAGTAGACATCAATTGCGCGAACACGAAAAACGACATAACGTGCGCCAGATCGGAAACGATTGGTCGGGGAGTACCCGGCCAGATAACTGGGACAAGGTAACCAATGGCCGAAGCTGAGACCAGCACCCCGGAATCGGGGCCAGCGTCAGGATCAGAATCGTCATCAGAAGCCATCACGCTTGATGGTGTTCTGGAGAGCGTTATCAATGGAGAGTTCACGCCCGGCGAAAGTGGACCCACTCCGATCAACCCCAAGACGATCGCCGGGGAGACCACCAGCGCGGAAGAAGTCGAAGTCGATACCGACCCATCGGATGGAACCGCCGAGGGCCAACAAGAGGACGTTGACGCAGAGGCCACTCCTGAAGGGGATATTCTAGAATCCCAAGAGGAGCCAGAGCCCGATGCACTGTCTGCGCCCAAAACATGGCCCGCTGAACACCGCGAGGCGTTTGCCGAACTCCCCGAGGAGCAGCAGAATTTTATGCTCCAGAGGGAAAAGGAGCGCGATGCGGCGTTCACTCGTAAGACAACTGATCTTGCAGAGCAGCGACGTAAATTTGAAGGCATCGAGGGTGTGCTCGCGCCTTACGCCGAGCAGATGAAATCGCATGGCATATCAGAGGCCGAGTACGTCTCGCGCCTTATGAGCTATGACCACGCGCTTAGGTACAACCCTCAAGCAGCCATTCAACAACTCGCCCAGCACTACGGGATCGACTTGTCGAACGATTCGGGTGCGGATTGGTCAGATGATCCTGATCCGCAATTTCAGCAACTGCAACAGCAGCTAAACTCGCAGAACGCCGAAATCCAACACTTCAAACAAGCGCAACTGGATCGTGAACATCAACAAATTTCGGGTCAGGTTGAGAATTTTGCCACCGAAACCGACACTAACGGCAATCTCAAGCACCCGCATTTTGAGGCCGTCCGCGAACGCATGGGGCGCTTGGTAAATTCGGGAGAGACCACGGACCTCCAGGTTGCCTATGACATGGCGGTACGTCTGGACAATGATTTGTACAAGCAAACCATCCAGGCGGAACGCAAGGCGGTTGCCGCCCAGGAAGAAGGTCGCCGCAAGGCGGCTGTCGACAAGGCGAAAAAGGCCGCGCCGGGGCATACCAGCGGAATTCCACCTAGTGGTTCCGTAAAGGAGACCGATCTCGACTCAATTTTACGCGCGAGGATTGGCGAGGCCACAGTGAGCTAGCTTTTGTTGCTCCAGATGGGAGCAAGCCAATATGGCTACTTCTCCGAACTCTACATATACGGAGATCGTGACCACGACGCTCGCCGGTTATTCCAAGACGATGGCCGACAACGTGACCAACAACAATGCGTTGTTGCGCCACATAGACCAGAACGGGAACAAGTCTCCCGCGACGGGTCGCACCATCGTTCAGGAGCTTGAGTACGCGGCCAACTCGACTACCAAGTGGTATTCGGGTTATGAGGTCTTGGACACAAGCACGTCGAACGTCTTCACCGCCGCCGAGTTCAACTACAAGCAGTTGGCGGGTAATGTCGTTATCTCAGGTCTTGAGCAGGTCGAGAACAGCGGCCCCGAGCAGATTTTCAATCTTCTCAAAAGCCGTATTCGTAATCTCGAAAAGTCGCTCAAGAATGACATGGCGAGCGCACTCTACGCAGATGGCACCGGCACTGATTCCAAGGAGCTTGGTGGCCTGCAATTGATCGTTCCGGGGACCGTGGGCAACACGGTTGGCGGCATCAATTCCGGCACCTATACCTTCTGGGCTAATCAGGTCTATGACTTCTCGACAGAAGGCATAACTGCTTCCGCTACCACGATTCAGACGGCCATGAACACTCTTTGGCTCGCCTGCATTCGTGGTGCGGATCGTCCTGACGTGATCGTCGGAGATACCAATTATTTTGGTTTCTACTGGTCTTCGCTTCAGACGAACCAGCGGTTTACCTCTGATGAGTCGGCGTCGGCGGGCTTTATGAACCTTATGTTCATGGACGCCCCGGTGTACTACGACGATCAGTGCCCCTCGAACAAGATGTACATGCTCAACACGGATTACCTGTTCCTGCGTTATGCGCAGGGCCGTGAATTTGTGCCTCTTGGCGAGAAGGCTTCTGTCAACCAGGACGCTTTGGTGATGCCGGTGGCGTGGGCGGGGAATATGACCGTCTCGAACCGCGCTCGTCAGGGCGTCATCCAGGCGTAGGAGGGCTAAATGGCCTATACCACCCAATCGGCGGTCGGCATCGATTTTGATGGCGGGACGGAATCTACCCCGTCCCAGGCCATCGGAACG